TCATTCATTCAAGAGTTTCCGAAGGAACTTAACCTTGACAGATACATTGATTATGACTTACAATTTGAGAAAGCATTTCTAGAACCACTCAAAATTATCCTTGATGCGATTGGGTGGAGTGTAGAAAAAACTGTAAACCTTGATTCATTTTTTGCGTAATGGAAGTACCTATTACTGAAAGTGAATTAGATGTTATTATTGAAAAATTAAAAGCATCTAATCCTCAACTTTATGCTAAATTGTGGTCTTATAAAATAAACCGTTTAAAAAAGGAACAAAATAATGGACTTTCTTAAAGATATTGTAAAAGAAATTGGTGGCGAATATACACAACTCGCTTCCGAAATTGATGAAACAGAAACATATGTTGACACAGGTTCGTATATTTTTAACGCACTGGTTTCAGGTAGTGTGTTTGGTGGTGTATCTGGCAATAAGATTACTGCTATTGCTGGAGAGTCTTCTACTGGAAAGACTTTCTTCTCTCTCGCTGTGGTTAAGAATTTTCTTGATAATAACCCCGATGGTTATTGTCTCTACTTTGATACTGAGGCTGCCATTACCAAATCTCTCTTGGAAAGTCGTGGCCTTGACACATCAAGGATTGTCGTGGTTAATGTTGTCACCGTAGAAGAGTTTCGTGGTAAGGCACTTAAGGCAGTAGATCTTTATATGAAGAAACCCGAAGGAGAACGCAATCCTTGTATGTTTGTGCTAGACTCTCTGGGGATGCTTTCCACCAGCAAAGAAATTAATGATGCTCTAAATGATAAAGAAGTTCGTGATATGACCAAATCACAACTGATTAAAGGTGCATTCCGTATGCTTACTCTAAAACTTGGTCAAGCAAATATTCCAATGATCGTTACTAATCACACCTATGATGTTATCGGAGCTTATGTACCAACTAAGGAAATGGGGGGAGGTAGCGGACTCAAGTACGCAGCGTCTACGATCATTTATCTCAGCAAAAAGAAAGAAAAGGATGGAACGGAAGTGGTCGGAAATATTATCAAGGCTAAGACTGCTAAATCGCGTTTGAGTAAAGAAAATAAGGATGTAGAGATTCGTCTTTATTATGATGAGCGCGGTCTTGATCGTTACTATGGTCTTTTGGAACTTGGTGAGATTGGTGGACTCTGGAAGAATGTAGCAGGACGCTATGAGATGGATGGTAAGAAAATCTATGCAAAGCAGATTCTTGCAAACCCTGAAGAATATTTCACTGAAGAAGTGATGCAAAAACTTGATGAGATTGCGAGAGAAGAATTTAGTTATGGATCTTAAATCTCTTCCATTATTTCCAATTCCCATTTCTGTTTGCAATTTTGGAAAAGAATTACATAACTTGAATGTAAGTCTTGTTGAAGATGCAGTACAAGAAAAAGATAAAGATCCTAATGGAGAAGATCATAGTAATTTTGGTGGTTGGCATAGTAAACCAAATTTAGAAACCAAATACGAAAGCTATTCTGAACTTTCTTCCATACTTACAAAATACGGAAACATTTATTGTAAGCAACACGGATATAAAGATGGGTTAGTATGTACTGATCTTTGGGCAAATATAAATCAAAGTGGTGATCTTAATTTTATGCATCATCACGGAACAACTGCCCTTGCTGGTGTTTACTATCCAATTGAATCTATAGTTGATGAAAACTGCAATTTCAACTATACTACTGAGAACCCAATTAAGGCAAGTGCATTTGCTAAAGGATACTTCTTCTCCATATAATGTAGATTTTTATCACATCTATCCTACTTCATCTATTTTAGTATTGTTTCCAACATATCTTCTCCATATGGTTCTTCCATTTAGAGAGAATAAAATTAGAATGAGTGTATCGTTTGCTTTTAATTATGGATAAAGTTGAATTTTTAATTCTTAGAAACCTGTTACATAATGAAGAATACGTCAGAAAAGTTATACCTTTTCTTAAATCTGAATATTTTGAAGATCAGAATCAAAAAATTGTCTTTGAAGAAATTTTAGATTTTGTCTCAGAATATAATCAACCAGCAACCAAAGAAGTTCTTTGTATTGAAGTAGAAAAACGTAAAGACATTAATGATACTTCCTTCAATGAAATTCTTCAGTTGGTTTCTTGTCTTGACAATGTTCCTGCAGAGTTTAATTGGTTAGTTTCCACAACAGAAAAGTGGTGTCGTGATAGAGCAATTTATCTTGCTCTGATGGAATCTATTCATATTGCTGACGGCAAAGATGAAAAGAAGAATCGTGATAGTATTCCTTCCATTCTTTCTGATGCTCTTGCTGTAAGTTTTGATAACCATATTGGACACGACTACTTACAAGACTATGAACAACGTTACGAGTCTTATCACAAAAAGGAGGATAAAATTGAATTTGATCTTGAATACTTTAATAAAATTACCAAAGGTGGTCTCCCTAACAAAACTCTTAATATCGCTCTTGCTGGTACGGGCGTCGGGAAGTCTCTATTCATGTGCCATGTGGCTAGCTCCGTCTTGCTCCAAGGACGGAACGTTCTGTACATTACGCTTGAAATGGCAGAAGAACGTATTGCTGAAAGAATTGATGCGAACCTCCTGAATGTTCCTATTCAGGATATCGCAGATCTTCCAAAGCAAATGTTTGAGAACAAGATTACAAATCTTGCTAAGAAAACTCAAGGAACTCTAATTATTAAAGAGTATCCAACTGCTTCAGCACACTCTGGACATTTTAAGTCTCTTTTGAATGAACTTGCATTGAAGAAGTCATTTCATCCAGATATTATCTTTATTGATTATTTGAATATCTGTTCTTCCTCAAGATTTAAAGGTGGAAGTAACATCAACTCTTATACTCTGGTTAAGTCCATTGCAGAAGAACTTCGTGGTCTTGCTGTAGAGTTTAATGTTCCTATTATGAGTGCAACACAAACTACAAGAAGTGGGTTTGGTTCTTCTGACGTTGAATTGACAGATACTTCTGAATCTTTTGGTCTTCCTGCGACTGCTGACTTGATGTTTGCACTGATTTCAACAGAAGAACTTGAAGGTCTTGGTCAAATCTTGGTGAAACAACTGAAAAACCGATATAATGATCCAACCATTCACAAACGTTTTGTGGTTGGTATTGATCGTGCAAAAATGCGTCTTTATGACTGCGAACAATCAGCACAACAAGATATTCTTGACAATGGGAAAGAAGAAGAGTATGATTATGAAGATAAGAAACCTAAAAAATCATTTGAGGGATTTAAATTCTGATATGACACAAGTTATTGATACAAACAAATATATTGAATTCGTTCGTCAAACTACAAGTCCTGCAAGCAGTGATTTTGCTCAACTGCTTTCTCGTCTGACTGAACTTGAAGCAAGTGCTGATGCTGATGTTCCTCGTCTTCTAACTGCTGCTCTTGGTATGAGTGCAGAAGCAGGAGAGTTTACTGAAGTTGTGAAAAAGATTTTCCTTCAGGGAAAACCTTATAATGAAGAGAATGCCTTTCATCTGAAGAGAGAACTTGGGGACATTTGTTGGTATCTGTCTCAGGCATTTATGGCTCTTGATACTAACTTTGAAGAAATCCTCAAGATGAACTATGAGAAACTGAGTGCTCGTTATCCTGAGGGAGCATTTGATGTTTATCGTTCTGAAAATCGTGTGGAGGGAGACCTGTGAGTAAAGAAAAACAAGTAACAATCAAAATGGATGCTCGTTCAGCAGCAGCAGTTCGTCAAGTTCTTTTTGATTCTCAAAAAGGATATACTTATGATAAAGTAAGTATTCCTCCTCGTATTGCTGATATTCGTACAGTCATTCAGGATCTTGATGATAGTATCGGTGCTGTTCTTGGTGTTTGATAAATAAATCGGAAGGTTGCTCTAACCCCTTGACTTTTTAGTCAAGGGGTTTTATAATATCTAAACTTGGGGTGTTCGTATAACGGTTATTACTCTGGATTTGCATTCCAGCAATAAGGATTCGATTTCCTTACACTCCATTATAAATAGAGAGTAGTAGAGTTGCTATTCTAAAATGGGTAAAAAAGTTTATGATTGGTCTATAATATCTGCAGATTATAACTCTGGATTAGGATATAGAGATTTGCATAAGAAATATGGTATTAGTGCTGGAGCAATTGCAAAGGCAAAGAAAAGAGGAGATATAGAATCAAGGACTATCAGTGAAGGACTCAAAGTTCGTTATGCAAATAATCCAAGAGAGTTGAGTGATTTTGGAACTCATAGATTGTGTAAGTGTTGCAACCAAACAAAAGAAATAAAAGAGTTTAGAGTTGCAAATAGAGGGAGGCAAAATTATTATAGATGGATGTGTTTTTCCTGCGAAAGAGTTGTATTGGATAAAAGAAGAGATGATTACAAAGAAGAATTTTTGAATTATAAAAAGACATTATCCTGCAATAGATGTGCAAATAATGACTATAGAGTTCTTCAGTTTCACCATACAAATTCTGATAAAGAATTTAATGTATCTTCTAAAATAGGACAGAGAAAACTTTCTTCTTTAATGAAAGAGATTGATAAGTGTGAAGTGTTATGTGCAAACTGTCATTTCATAGAACACTATAGAGAATAATAAATACTTGAAAGAGTTTTTTAGGATTATGGCGGCACCTGGAGAAGGAGGAAGAGTATATGAAAGAGGGTTAGTTGAAGCACTAAAAGCATTTGGATATGTTCCTCAAAATTATCAACCAGCGGAATCTGACGATACTCGCCCTGATATAGAAATGACTGTTAATGGTATAAGTGCTGGGGTAGAAGTAAAGTTAGATTCTAAAGCTGCTTTTGGTTCCGGAACTGTGGATTTTGATTATGTAAGATTTGCCTCAGGTAGAGACCCTTGGGTTTATGGTGGTAAAGGTGCTAAGGCTGGACAGTTAATAGAAGAAATGGCTAAAAAAGAAAAACTTCTTGAGACAATAAATGAAAAATGGCTTACAAAAAATACTATTGTTGAAGGATATGTTCCGTATAAAATTGAAAATCAAAGATATTTGAAAAATATAAAACTACCATCAAAAAAAGAACAATATACCAAAGACCAAAAAAGTCTTCCCGAAATAAAAATTGATATTCCAACACAATATATTTCAACATATTATGTAAGTAAAGATAGTCCTTATTTGCAGACTGGAGACTGTGGTTTATGTATTCTTGGTAATGTTGACCCACTTAAACTTGCTTCTAAAGGAGTTCCAAAATTTAGACCTCAGGGTGCATACTTTAGAGTAAGAGTTCAACCAAAAGGTTCCGGAAATTATAGATTTGCTTATGAGATGTATATTAAAGGATTAAATAAGTCTCCATTTAGTCTTGGGGTATCTGGTCCTGGAGGCAGAGTTACTTCTGCAGACCTTAACTTTTTAAGATAATCTAAATAAAAGTATATCAACACAAAATATGAAAAGTTTTCTAAATTTTCTAACTGAAGCAACAGCATCGCAAGCAGCAATGCAAGCAAAGAAACTTGGATTGACTGGAGACGGTCATGGTGGATGGATTGACCGTTCTGGTAAAGTTGTTGCAAGAACAGATAAAGGAAAACTCAAGCATATTGAGGGTCGTCAAGCAAAAGGTGCAGAACAACCAACAGCACAGACACCTAAAGGAGCAGCAGCACCCTCCCCACAACCAACTGCAGCAGCACAGGCACCTTCTCCACAACCTCAAGCAGCACCAGGACAAGCGACACAAGAACAACCAGCAGAAGAACTACCACCACTCACGGTTGTCTTCGGTCGCTTCAATCCCCCAACAGTAGGACACGAAAAACTTCTCAAGTCTGCAAAGAGAATTTCTGCTGGTGGAGATATTAAGATTTATCCTTCAAGATCTCAAGATCCAAAGAAAAATCCTTTAGATCCTAATACTAAAGTTTCGTATATGAAGAAAATGTTCCCTGAGTTTGAGGAGAACATTATTAATGATAAGGATATGAAGTCAATTTTTGATGTTCTTATTACTGCAAACGAAGATGGATACACAAGTGTAAATATTGTTGTTGGATCAGATCGTCAAGCAGAGTTTGAGAACCTTGCACAAAAGTATAATGGAGATCTTTATAACTTTGATTTAATCCGCGTGGTTTCTGCTGGTGTTCGTGATGCAGATGCAGAGGGTGTAGAAGGAATGTCTGCATCCAAGATGAGAAAAGCAGTTCTTGATAATGATTTTGATTCATTCCGTAGAGGAACTCCAAAGACACTTGATGATGCTGATACTCAAGCACTCTTTAATGCAGTTCGTCAGGGAATGGGTGCAAAGAAATCAAAGGTTAAAAAGGAGAGTTATTCACTATGGGAAATTGCTCCAAAGTGTGACCAACAAACTCTTCGTGAAAATTATTTGGTAGGAAACATTTTTAACATTGGCGATATTGTTGAAAACTTAAATACTGGATTGGTTGGTGAAGTAATGCGTAGAGGAACTAATCATCTCATCTGTGTAACGGAAGAAGGATATATGTTTAAGTCCTGGATTAAGGATTTGATGGAATACACGGAAGTTAAGATGGACAGTCCAATGAGAGATGCAAAGCATCCTAATACTCTTGTTGGAACAACT